GCCCCTAAGGGCCCTCCCATGTTCTACGGAACATTGATGGGATTTCTCCCATTACTCTATGTGCAATTGCACATCCAACTTAAGGAGTCTCTGTATGCCACCGTATTCTCAGAATCGTACCACCCCAACATTCGTTGGAACGGAATACCTTTCTGGGTTCGCACCGAGTAATAAATACGTCAATACATACTTCGAGAGAAGTACGTTATCTGACGGTTACACGGGGCACTACGGCTATCCGAACTTCCCTCCCGACAGAAATGTCGGAGGGGGATTTATCCTCAATACGTTTAAGCAAATCTGCTCGCCAATCCACGTTGGAAAAGTGTGGAGAGGTGGAGCACTTGCTCAATACTATGAGGGTAGCGTGGTTCCTAATCTCGGTACCTTAGGGTCCGTGAATGGGAATCTAGCAACCATTGATAGTACAATGGGTTCGTCAGCATACAACAGGATGAAGCCTACTCAGCCGAACTTCCAAGCTCTTAATGCTATATATGAGCTCCGTGAAGTTCCAGGAATGCTGAGACAGCGGTTTCTTAAAGACGGATTGTATTCTATACCAAATTATTGGTTAGCGTTGCAATTCGGCTGGAAACCGCTGCTTGCTGATATTCGGAATTTTGTGTTGACACAAATCAACGCTCAAGACCGATTGAAGCAGCTCCTGCGAGACAATGGCCGACCGGTACGTCGAAAAGTTATACTTTTCGATAAGACCGTTAGTGAGAGTCGTGCTTCCGGGTCTCAGATTGTGGTAACACAACCTGGACTCGTTACACAATATTACCCGAAACCGGGTGTATACTCACTACATACTCGGGATTACGATAGAGGATGGGCTTCCGCCCGTTTCCGATATTGGCTTCCCGATGGTCCCAGAGATGTCCTTTGGAGGGCGAAGATGATGGCTAAGATTTTTGGCCTGTATCCATCGCCTAGCGTTGTTTATAACGCTCTTCCCTGGACTTGGCTACTAGACTGGTTCGTTAATATCGGCGACATGCTTGAAAACATGGAAGCCGGTGTTGCGGATCGTCTAGCGGCCGATTACTTCTACGTGATGCGGAGCCGGGGTGGTGTGCAAACCCAAGAGGTTACACAGTACTTCCAGCGCCAATCAGGTGAAGTGATCTCCGTAAGTGGCAGTTCCCAAACAGAGTGGAGCCATAAAGCTCGCTCAATTGGGGATCCCTTCGGTTGGAACACCCCGAGTAATAATCTCTCGGGGATGCAGTTATCGATTCTTGGGGCACTAGGCATGTCTCGACTTCGCTAATTGCTTACTACCGTGCACGTACGGTATACGTGCTTGTAAGCGTAACAAAATGGAGCTTCTAGTGCTTGCAGATCCTCAATCCGTAACCATCAACGCTGTAGCAACGTCGCTGCCTCGCACCCAGCAGGGTACGACCAGTAACGTCTATACGTCGGCTGATGGTAAAACGCAGATGACCACGAAGCAGAATGTTACTGCTAAGCGGTTTCGGCGTGAAGTCCGGTTGGCTCAGACGAAGATTGCGGCTGATCCTATCTCTGCTATTAATGCAGAGTCGGGTTTCAGTGCGTATCTCGTCATTGATGAGCCGCGTTCCGGTGTCTTCTCGGACACGGAGATCGGTTACGTGATCGATGCCCTTAAGACTTGGCTTTCTTCGGCCAATTATCTGAAGGTCCTCGGGGGCGAGTTCTGATGAAATTCAACATCTTTAAACTGGTGTTGAAAATCCTCTCGAATCTCGTTCTGTCTGTTCGTATTAAAGACGATCAGCCAAAAACGTAACTTCCGTCGATAACGGAGTAAGCCTAGACGGTCCTACTTCCTCAAATTAAAATGGAGGTTGTAGTGAAAAGACCGACCACGCTCGTCAAGGCCATTCTGCGTCAAGCAGCGATGGACCTAGACTTGTCCGTAGAACGAGACGTGACAACTTTGTCACGTCGGTGTAAACACGAAGGATTATCGTTTTTAACGATAACCCTCCCCACTCTCTCTGATTCCCTCGAAAAAGGGATTGAGAGCGGGCTTTTCTCATGTCCTACGAGTTTTAGTAGGCATGGAAGGCTCCCCCGATTTCTCGGGGGTTTCTTCAAAAGGGTGTTTACGCTGGATGGTAGGCTACGTGACGATGCATGCCCGTATGCAGTTTTCTACATACGGCAAGTTTGTCGTTTCTTTAAGAAACTAAAACTTGAGTGTAGTGCAGCGGTAAACCGTCGTGCTACACAGCATTTCGTTGACGTAGAAGGTGACCTCCGTGCCATGACGCCTCTAGTTGAGAGGAAGGATATTCTCCTTGATAAGATATCAGGGATCATCTGGTCTCAGGTATTTCCTGAGATTGATCCTAATGATCTTATTTGTCATCACGGCCCTGGCGCTACTGCCGAACGTTACTCTCTTAATGAACGAGAGCATATTCGGAAGTGGAACCAGCGTTCGGAGTTCTCGTATCCATCTGACTTGCACGCCTTTCCAAACTATGGATTGGCTGCGCAATATGCAGGTATTGGAGAACGAGATAGTCTTGCCGATGGACTAAGATACTTTGACGTCTCCGAAGAGGAAAGCGTTAGAGTTGTCTTTGTTCCAAAGACACAGACTTCACCACGAGTCATAGCGATCGAGCCTTCACATGTACAGTTTATGCAACAGTCCCTTATGGACTATGTATATCCTATCATTGAGACTCATCCGCTGACTAAACAGTCGATTCGTTTTACGGACCAGACTGTTAATCAGAGACTCGCTTACAGTAGCAGTATTGACAAACGACTAGCTACGCTAGACCTGAAAGATGCTTCAGATCGAGTGCATTTGCATTTGGTCCAGAGGATCTTTAAGACCTCAGGCCTTCTTCCATACTTGGAAGATTGTCGGTCACTACATGCTACCTTACCCGACGGGCGAAACATCGTTCTGTTTAAGTATGCTTCTATGGGAC